CACCACGCGGTCGAGCTCCTCCGGCAGGACGGCCCCGACGTCTCCGAGGTCGATGGTTATCTCCTGGGAGAGGTCGTCCGACTGGCCGCCGCGGGTGATCTTCAGCGGCCTGAACTCGAAGGCCGTGGCCCCCAGTCCTGGGATGTTTACGGTCACCCCGGCCCGCTCGTTGCGGACGATCCTGTAGGTCTTTGAGAAGGAGGGGTGGGACACCTCGATCAGCTCGAGCTGCCTCACGTCGGCGGGGGCGCTGAGGAAGAAGTCCACGTAGCGGGTGTCTGTCATGCGGGCAGGTCCTCATTGGCCAGCTTCTCGAGGCCGTCCACGACCTCTCCCAGCTCGTCCACGTCTCCGTCGTACAGCTCGATCAGGGCGAGCAGCGCCTCGTCGTCCTCCGCCGGGTAGTCGTTCGGGTACGCCTCGAGCTGGGCGGACACCTCGTACATGGCGCCGGATATGCCCCCGAGCTTGATGGACCCGGGGACGAAGAAGACCTTGTGGCGCTCCAGGTCGCCGGAGCCGAGCACCAGGTCGACCTCGAACGGCAGCGACCCGCGCTGGGTGGCGCTGCGGTAGAAGGCCATGAAGAACTCGTAGTCGGCGTGGCGCAGGCGCCACTTGACCGTCACGGCCTCCGTCGCGCCGCTGAGGTCGGAGCGGGCGCGGCCGAGGCCGCCGCGGAGCTTCTGGAAGCTGACGACCCCAGCCCGCTCGGAGGATGCGTAGCCCTGCGAGAGGGGGCGTAGGGGCAGGTAGGGCAGGCTCATGGCCGGCCTGTACTACGCGGCCCCATAGGACGCCACCAGCGCGGCGTCGGCGTCGGGGCCCACGGTGCTCGGGTCGGCCAGTGCGACCTCGAGGGACGCCCTGCATGACCGCAGGTTGCCCTCTGCCCGGTCGAGGCGGAGCGACCCCGGCACGAAGCGCGCCCGGTACTCCATCAGGTCGCCGCCGTCGAGGACGAGGTCGATGAGGAACGGCAGGGAGCCGCCGCCGACCAGGCGGTGGAAGGCCCGCAGGTAGGTGTACTCCCCTGGGCTGCACACCCAGCGCACGTCCACCTGGGCCGGCTGGTTCGGCGGCAGGGCGGCGTAGGCCGCCGCTGGCGAGTCCTGCACGGCCGCGAGGGCCCCTGTAGGCAGGGCCGCGGAAAAGTCCTTCTGGGGCGTCAGGATGAGCTTGCGCATGGTCACCTCCGGGGCCTCACGGTCGTGGCGGTCTGGAGCGCCTTGGACACGGTCGAGTTGGGCGACCTGATCTGGCCGGCGACCATGTCAGGCACCTTGTCCCTCATCTCGGCCTGCGCCACCTCACGGGCGATGATGCGGACCTCGTCTCGGCCGACGCGCTCGACGCGGATGTCGGCGCCCACGTGGTCCTCCACGGTGACCCTCATGCCCGCGCCGCCCGACGGCTGCGCCGACGAGGGGTACATGGCGGACTGCACGCCGCCCACCTGGCCGCCGCCGGCGAACCTGGGGGCCCGGCCGTCGTTCATCATCTGCAGCAGCGGCAGGAACCGCGCCGTGGAGGCGGCGTTCATGACGAACTCGCCGTTGGACAGCCACGCAGGCACGCTGTCGGAGGTGCCGGTGCCGGGGCCGTAGATGAGGCCGCCCGTGGCGGCCCTGAGGCCGGCCGAGGCCGACGACATGGACTTGGTGTCCGAGGCGCCCTTGGTGACGGCCCCGATGGCCGCCCCGAAGCCAGCGAAGCCCAGGGCCGCGGCGTTGGTGAGGGCGATGCCCGCCAGGGCCGGACCGGCGTTGGCGCCGAAGGTGGCGAGCGAGACCATCGCCGCGGCCGGGGCCCACGCCGCGGCGGTGGCCGCGCCGGCGGCGATGCTGGTAGCCGTGACGGCAGTCTGGGACCCGATGCCGAGCACCTTCATGATGACCCACTGGATGGCCAGCTTCACGAGCGCCCCGATCAGCTCGGAGAGGGCGGAGCGCGCGACGTCCTTCAGCGCGGCGCCGAGGTTCTCGCCGTACACCACGGCCCGCCCGATGCTCTCCGCAGCGCCCGCGGCGAAGCGGCTGAAGAAGGTGCCCCAGGCCTGCGACAGGCCGGGGATCATGCCCTTAAAGTCCTGCACGAACTGGGCGAGGCCGCCGCGCAGGCCGTCCAGGAGCGTGGCGTCGGGCAGGCTGGCCTTGAATACCAGGGACTCGATCGACAGCTCGCGCATCCGCTGGGCGTACTGCCCCGAGTTGATCGGGTCGTCCTGCATCAGCTGGCGGAGCACGGCCATGCGGTCCGACAGGTCGCGCAGGTGGTCGTTGGCGGCGCCGTACTCCTCCTGGTACATGCCGCCGACGCGGGTCGCCCCGCCCTCCTGCTGGCCCTTCTGGACGCCGAGCCGCCCGAGGTCGATGCCGGAGGCGAAGTCGTTGCGGGTCGACAGGTAGGCCATGTCGAGGTCGCGCACTGCCTTGGCGTACTCCTCGGCGTTGATCTTGCCGCGCGCCAGGAGCTCGTTCGCGGCGGTGAGGCCGGCCTTGTACTCGAGGCTGGGGCCCTTGGCGTTCCGCCAGACGGACGTGATGGCCTGCTCGAGGCGGCCGGCCTCGTCGCGGGCCTCGCGCTCGACGGAGATGAGCCCACGCTCGATGCCGGACTGGGCGTCGCGGCCGAGTGCGAGGACGGCCAGGCGCGCGTCCTCGAGGGCCTCGTTGGCCTGGTCCTGGGTGATGATGCCGGCCTTCATGAGCTGCTGGGTCGCCTGCTCGGTGCGGAGCAACTCCTTCTTGGGCTCGACGAAGCGGCGGGCGATCCCGTCGCGCGTCTGCTCCACGGCCTGCAGCTCGTACATGGTCGCGAGCGACTGGCGCAGCTGGGCCTGCTCGTCGGGGCTGAGCGGCTCCCACTTCTGCTGGGCGAGGCGCTGCGAGACGTTCGACATGTCGGCCTCCACGCGGCGCCACTGGTCGTCCATCACGCCCGCGAGCTGGATGGACGACTGGGTCTCGCGGTTCACCTGTGCGAGGAACTCTGCGCGGGTCTCGCCCGACCCGCCGCCGCCCTTGCCCTTGCCATTGCCCTTGCCGGGGGCGTCGGCGCCGCCGATCGGCGTCGGCGCGAAGGCCGCGTCGGGCGACTTGGTGAGCAGGGCGATCTGCTCGTTGTACATGCGGATGCCATCGCCGATCTTGGCGGCGGCGCGCTGGCGATCCTCGATGCTCGGGCCCCCGAGGAGCTCGCCGCCGTACTGGCGCAGGCCGGAGCCCAGCTTCTGGAGCGGGCTGCCGGTCTGGTTCTGGATGATGGGGGCGAGCACCTGCTGCTGCTGCCCGCGGAGCTCGGCGATCTTGCCCTGGGCGACCGCGATGGCCGCCTTGCGGGCCTCGACGGCCAGGCGGTGGGCCTGGTCGGCTGCGGAGCCGTACGCCCCGGCGTCCGCCCTTGCCTGCGCCGCGCCGTTGGATGAGGCTGTAGCCAGGCCGTCGACGGACACGCCCGCGGCCTGTGCCCGCGCCGCCGTCTCGGCCAGGGCATCAGCCGCGGCCTTGTTCGTGTCGTCCAGGTTGGCGATGATGCCGTTCGTCTCGGAGACGTCGGAGATGAGGTAGACGATGCCCGCGGACAGGGCCACGAGGCCCGCGGTCAGGAGCACGGTGGTGGACAGCAGGGCCGCCCCCGCCGCCTGCAGGCCCTTGAGGGACGCACCGGCCAGGGCCGCCTGGGCCGACGTGGCGCCGAGCGCGACCTCGAGGGCGACCAGGCTCGATACGTACTGCACGACCCACTGGATGCCCGCGGCGGCCTTGAGGCCCGCGAAGGTCAGCGCCGCCACCGCCGCGACCTGCACGAGGAGGCGGAGGTTGCCCGCGAGCGAGATGACTGCGTTGGCGAGCGCGGCGCTCGCGCCGGTCGCCTTGTCGAGGTCGCCGATGAAGCGCAGGACGTTGTTCTTGAGCACGACGAAGCTGTCCGCGATCGTCGGCTGCAGCTGGGCGAACTCCTTGGCGATCTGCGGGGCCTGGTCGCGCAGGGCGATGACGATGTCCCTAGCGGTGATCTTGCCCTCCGCGCCGAGGGCGCGGAGCTGGCCCACGGTCTTGCCCATGCCAGTGGCGATGGCCTCCGCGAGGCGGGGCATGTTCTCGAGGACTGAGTTGAGCTCGTCTCCGCGCAGGGTGCCGGAGGCCAGGCCCTGACCGAGCTGGCGGAGACCGTTTGCCGCCGTGGAGGCCTCGGTGCCGCTGATCTTGACCGCCTGGTTGATGGACTCCGTGATGCCCAGGAGGGTCTTCTGGTCGACCCCGAGCTGCCTCGACGAGCGCGAGAGGCTCGCGTACAGCTCGCCGGTCGCCTCGTACTCCGAGCGCGTCCTGTTGGCCGACGCGAAGAGCTCGTCGTTCACGCGGCGCAGGTCC